TGGAATAATAAAAAAGAGTGTTTAGAAGACGTTAAACGAAATGGTCGTGCTTTAAGGTTCGTTAAAGAACAAACTGAAGCAATATGTTTAGAAGCAGTTAGACAAAATGGTCATGCTTTAGAATTTGTTAAAGAACAAACTAATGAAATTTGTTTAGAAGCTGTTAAACAAGATGGTCTTGCTTTAAGATTCGTTAAAGAGCAAACTGAAGAAATTTGTTTAGTGGCTGTTAAATGGCACGGTCTTGCTTTACACTACGTTAAAAACCAAACTAATGAGATTTGTTTAAAAGCAGTTAAACGAAACGGTTTTGCTTTAGAATTCGTTAAAGAGCAAACTGAAGAAATTTGTTTAGAAGCTGTTAAACAAAATGGTCTTGCTTTAAGATTCGTTAAAGTAGAACGTGTTGTTTAATATTTACATTTAAGGCAACTTATAGTATTATGGTTAAAGGTATTAGATATGAAGTGGGAAATGCCAAGAATTAATCGTGTACCGGTTAAAGAACTATGCAATATAAAGGGGAGTTTATGAACTTGTTTACAAAAAAATATTGGGAAGATCTGATAGTCCGAGACGTGCCGAATAGATTAGTCATAAATGGAGTTCATTATACGCACGAGGGTATGCAAATAGGTGTCCGTAAATCATGGCGTGGATCTAACGGAAGAGTGTTTACAATCAAGCTAAATGATGGTAAGATAATCAAGACCAATTCATTGTGGCATCAAGGTACAATCCCTGATGATTTTAGAAATCAATTACCAGACAACGCGGAGTTTATAAATGACAAGAATTAATTGTGTACCAGTTAAAGAATTGTGCAATAAACATTTATTTGCTGAGTGGAGAGAACTTCCTAGGATTAACTCTTATATTAAGAAGTCTTTAGGTTCTAATAACCCAATTGATATACCGCTGCAATATGTATTAGGTACTGGTCATGTTAAATTCTTTTATAATAAATTACATTACTTAACGGATAGGTATACAGAATTGACTAATGAATTGCTAGAGCGGGAGTATAACATCAATCCTAAGAATTTAGTATTACTTGATATTCCAAAATGGAATAACAGCTGGGAGCCTACTGAAGAAGACATGAACCTCAATAGAGCTAGAATTAAAGATCGTATGCCAGCTAATCCAAAATGGGGGAGTTAATATGAATGAACTAGAGATATTAGAACAAATTGAAATGACCTCAGGATCCAAAGCTAAAGCTGAAGTACTGACAGCTAATTTTGAGAATGCACGTCTTAGAGACCTCTTAAATAATGCTTTGAATTTCTTTAAAAAGTTCCACATCAAGAAATTTGAAGTATCTACATTTGATCAAAACTGTAAAGATGACAAACACCAAGACCTTTTAGATATCTTAAAACTATTAGAGACTAGAACCGTCACTGGTGGAGACGCTAAAAGATTAGTTGAGAATTTCTTATCTTCTTGTAATATTTTACAACAAAAATGGTATTCTAGAGTAATTCAAAAAGATCTCAAACTAGGAGTATCAATATCAACCGCCAATAAATGTGGCTTTAAGATATCAAAGTTTGATGTTATGTTAGCTAAAGATGCAAAGAAGATGAAAAAAGCACCTCAAGTGGTTGAAAAAGGTGTATATGTATCACCTAAACTTGATGGATATAGATGTCTAATGATCTGGGATGGGAACGAGGTTCAGTTATTATCTAGAAATGGTAGCCACTATGAGAACTTTGTAGATCTACACACTGTATTGTCTGAGAAACTCAAGGGAATGGATCCAGTTGTTTTAGATGGTGAGATTATGAGTGACGACTTCCAAGCTATGCAACAATCTGCATTTGCATCCGTCCGAGGATCCACCGTTGGCGATATGATATACAACGTATTTGGAATAATTCCATATGATGAATGGATATCTGATGAGTTTAAAATGAGTACTAAAGATAGAGTCTCGATGTTAAATCAATATTTTGAAGATCATTTAAAAGATCTACCACAAGCAGCATTAGTCGATCAAGTGTATACTGAATCTTGGGATGATATCTTAACGCTAGAGGCACAATGGTTGAAAATAGGTTTAGAAGGTGCAATGGCATTACCAGCTGATTCACCATATTATAAAGGAAGAAAAACGAATCAATTGATGAAGTTTAAAACATTTCATACAATGGATTGTATAATAGAGGAGTTTTATGAAGGCACAGGAAAGTACAAAAATTCTATGGGCGGAGCCAGAGTTAGGCAAGAAGACGGAAAAACTACATGTGGTGTTGGAAGTGGATTCACAGATGAAGAGAGATTATACTTATGGGCAAATCAAGGAAGTTCTACAGGAAGGATTGCAGAAGTTAGGTATCAAGAGCTCACTCCAGATGGAGTCATGCGGTTCCCAACATTCGTACGATGGAGAGACCAAGGAACGGGTCAAGGAAAAATATAAACAAGGGTATGATTCTTGGAATCGGCTAGAAGGTACTTTGCACTTATAATATTTTTGGAGGGTTAAAAATGAAATACGAAACTAAACAAAAACTAGATGCTATTGTATTTTATGGGATGTTAGTATTCTCGTTTGGAGCTATGTTAACGCTTATGCTATACGGACATAAATTAGCTAACTCTCTACTAGGAATTTAATAATGACTAATCAAGAAACTTTTCCAAATGAGTGCGAAGTATGTGAGAGCGATTGTGAAACATTAACTAGTATGAGTTGTTTTAAAGGCAATAAAGATGATCGTATGATGTGTGATGAGTGCTTTAAGGAGATTCACGAAGTAGACGCTCAAGCAACAGACCACGAGGGTAAAATATGAATTTTGACTGCGTAAAAAAATCAAAAGAATACACTAGAGAGGAATTAGTTCAAATGGCCGAAGAAATACTAGAATTTTATAGTACTAATAGTTACCCAAAAGATACGTTAATGAGGGACTTTATTTCGAATGCCTTTAAAGACGAGTGGTCGCACACTTATACACTTGCTGAGAAACTAATTAAAGACAGAATTATAGAAATGTTTATAAAGGATAACACATTTGTTTCCTTAGAATTTCATGCGGATGGAATTAAGGAAGTTAAATAACAAAAGGGGATTAACAATGAATTACAAAGTAACAGAAGCTAGATTTAAACTTGAAAAAAAGCTTGATGGATATAATGGTATGAAGATTACAGATGCTTTAACCGACGAAATTATAGAAACTATAAGAGAATGTACTCAAAATTTAAGTTTTCAAGAGTATACAGAGCTAAAATCAGAATGCCCAGAACACTTACATGATTTCTTAAAGCAAGCTAGAGTGAAAGCAATAAACCAACAAGAGTGGACTAATAAACAAGCAAGCTTAGCGGGCACTTTACCGAACCTACCTAGTGAGGAGACCGAAAAAGAAAAAGCGGACCGTATGAGAAAGGCTGAAATAGATTTTTTCTTTACAAAGAGTAAAAACCATACCGTGTGCGATTGTGGCGCGGCTTATACAACATCCCCAGATATACATATGCAGTATTGTACAGTTAAAAGAAACCATGGTAGTATACTATAATAGGAGGCGTTATGAATAATGAAGAGAAACAAACTGAAGCTTATGATGAGATGGGTCTTATAGAAGAAAGATTAAAATTAGAAGCTAAATTAAAAAAGTCTGAAGGCGATAGGATCTTTGTTGAAGAAGTTCTAGCTGAGTTTGATGGACGTAGGTCAACTGATATAGAATCTAGACTTAGACATATCTCAAAACATAAACAAGCTATCATCAGTACTCAAAATTCAGATGAAGAACTTAAAAAAGCAAAGCGTATAGTTAGTGGATTAACCGCACCTTACAATGAACAAAAAAGGTCGTGCGATACAAAGTCTAGATTCATTGGACTATTATTACAAGAACTTAACGGATTTCGACCAGAGGAGAAGTAATGATTATAGAAGTTACAGGTGTCATAACAAGAACACATTACACAGTTTTTTATAATGATGTTAAAGGAGTGGTATTCATGAAAGGGGCTGCTATGGATAACCAGGACTACCCAGAAGACTTTGCGCGGGTGGTGTTCAAGGAACCACTCTATTTAAACGCAGAGGGCCCCTATGAAGCCGTAGATGTTCTGGAGAGCCATGACCAATTAAATCAACAAGTTAAGCGAGAAAGATACGCAAACTAAAAAGTGTGTACATAACTATCTTCTTGGTGTATGATGGATTTACCATAACCAAGGAGATTTTTATGAAAAATTTAATTGTAGTTAATTTTAATAAAAAAGAAGTTTTATTAAAATTATCAGAAAAAGAAGTTGTAAGTAAATATAATTATTTAATTATTAATTTTAATGATAGTTTTAATTTAGAAGAAATTAAAAAGTTTAATTTTAGAAATAATTGTAAAGTAATTAAGAATAATACTAAAAAAGTAAGTTAATAAAATTTATTTAATAATATATAAAAAGGATTTTATATATTATTTTCAATTTAACAAAGTTGGATAAAATGAACAAAACAATTAAATGGTTGACTCTTACATTTTGGTTGTGTCTAATGGCGGCATTTCCGTTTCCAGTGATTATTGCTCAAGGTCTTTTGCTTATAGTAGCAAGTTTATTAGTTTGGGCAAAAGTATTATTAGCGTGTGTATATATGGTGGTGAAATATGGTATTTTTTACGGAGTATAAAATTCAGAAATCTAAGAAGATTGGAATTACTAATCTATTAGGAAATATTACAACTAAAGACCACTCGCACAAAGGTGGTTGGGCAAAGTTGTTAAAGTGCCAACTAGTAAACGAAGGATATTCCAAACATGGCGAAAAATAACTTTAAATGGAACTTAAGAATTCATGTTATTTTGTTTCATATCGATTCGGCAATGTGTATAATGGGACCACAAGAGGTACAAAATTGGTTTTTAGTATTCGCTGTTTTTGAAGCTAGTATGATTTTCTTACATTTAAAATTACAAAAGGATAGTTATGACAAAAAAGACGACTGTAATTAATTTGCTTGGCGGATCAGGCATTGGTAAATCAACTACTGCTAGTAAGCTATTTGGAATCATGAAGGATAAGAAATATAATGTTGAATTGGTACGTGAGTATATTAAGGAGTGGTGTTGGGCTGAAAGAAAAATAACACCATTTATCCAATCCATTACATACGGAGTACAATTAGAAAAAGAAAGTCAACTATACAATAAATTAGATTATATAGTTACAGACTCACCTTTATTTTTGTATCCAGTTTATCAGAAATACAATTACGGCCATGACGCTATTAAAGATCAAATATTATCAGACATGACTATAGCCAAAGAAATGAACGTAGATCATATAAATTTCGTTCTTAAAAGAACTAAAGATTTTGACACGAGAGGGCGGTTTGAAACTGAAGAACAAGCAATCGAAGTTGATGTATTGTTAAACCAATTCATGGAAAATGAGAATATTCCAGCAGTAGAAGTCAATTGCAACGACTCCCAAAGAGTTGAGTTTATACTAGATTACTTAGAATTAGCTAAATTATAGGTTTGATATAATTATAGTAGAGATTTAGAAAAAGGAGATTCAAATGTTTAGTATTCCATGCCGTTGCGGCAAAACAAAAAAGAACTTTAAAATCGAAATTGGTGAGTTTTTTATTAATAAATGTTGTTTAGAGGCTGGTTTTGATAAACTTGGAAGACGTGAAGGTGAAGACTCTGCAAAACAGTCTACAGAAAGCCAGAATAGTGGTAGAGATCGCGCAGTTGTCGCGGAAGATATAGATACCAGCGATTCTAAAGAGGTCCAAGAACAACTCTCAGAAGCTTCTAAAGTATCTAATGAAGAGGCTCAGGGTAAAAAAGAAGATCCTGATTTTGAAAATATGACCGCCAAAGCCTTAAAAGAGTTATGTAAAGTCAGAAAAGTTCGGTTCTCTAAAAGAGATACCAGAGCTAAATTAATCGAAAGATTATCGGAATAAAGAGAGCTTCATGGAAGATAAGATCTTTGAAACATTTAATGTGGATTTAGCAGCTTTTCTATTAATGGAAGGTATTGAATTGATAGGGTTTGAGCTAGTTGACCCAGTTCGTAAAAAAGTCCTAATAAGGTTTAAGGATAAGTCTCAAAACTGCTTGGATCTAGAACAAGTATTCCTTAACAGCGATTTTAAAAAATATAGAGATTTAAATAAGTTTTTACTTAGAAAGATACATGAAGAAATGAGAGGTTAATCATGGGACAAAAATATAGTCAACGAGCGAGAGCTGATAAAGTAGTTCAAGTTCTTGCAATTCCAAATGAAGTTTTAGCAGGATCTACTGATGCTCAATTTGTAGGTAAAGGTAATCTTTGTCGAATTAAAGGTACCTCAGGTGGATTCATCAAGTTTGGCCCCGCTGATGTGGAAGTTCCATCCTCGTCAACTAAAGATACTATGGAAACAGAAGCTGGATATTTCATCGTAGCCTCAACAGATGAATACTTAAGAACTAGTGCCTCCATGAGAGTTGAAGTAATTAATGACTAAAGATGAACTTTTAAGTTTAATTAGAGACCATACTTTTTATAAAGGTATGGCTAAAGTTACCGGTGGTGGCGATCCTAATAGTTCTAATTACGCGCATCACCGTAGGATTATGGATATGTGTGATAAAAAGATAGAGGAATATACACGAAAGCTTAAGGATTTAAAATGTCATATTACGGAGTAAATAGATATATTTGTACTGTCTTAAACGAAATTCGTAAATGTCATGAAACCCGTAACTATTCAATACTATTAAGTTTAGTCGAGGAAGCGCAGGTTTTAGCTAATAGAATGGAAGCTGGGCTTGAAGATAAACAAGATCTCAAACTCTTAGCAGAAGACCGATCTAAAGCTAAAAAAGAAGTTTACAGTTTACAAGAAGAAATCAAAAAGCTTGAATCCAAGCGTGATAAGCTAAAGCCTAAGAAGAAATCTAAATCCTAGTAAATTGATATAATTATAGTAGTTCTGCACGGGTAGGACTGTATTGGTTTAGGAAGTGGTATGGCTAGAGAGCAAAAATGGGAAAAGTTTGGTCCTGTTGCACTGTTATTAGATGGTGGGACGGATGGTAAGATAACTATATCTAGCACTCAAGACCTACACACTAAACAAATTTTAATATTCCAATCAGATACCGTACAATCAGTAAATATAATAGAAGTTAAGAAAGTTATTTCTAGAACGGAGTTTCTAGTTGGGCCGAAAGGTCGACCTATCGACGAGTATCAAGATATGTCTTCCTTTACTGTGGCGGATGGCGCTACAATTAGATCAGAAGAACAAAAACGACCTAACATACCTCCACATGAAATAGAGCGGGCTGAGTTCGAAGAAGAACCAATAGTTGCTAAACGAGTGATTAATGTTGATGAACTAGGTAATAAATATAGTCAACTTAATCCAATACCTGTACAACTAAAAGATGGTAGCGTCAATATAGGTACTGTTAATGGCGAATTAGAAGTACAGCTGTCGCACCGCGACAATGATCCAGACTCTGGCGATGTTGCAGATTCAGTACAAGTAGGGGACGGCAAAGAGGTCCTTAGAATCAATCCTGATGGCTCTATATCAACCGCAGACTCAGGACTAGATAAAAGGTTTGATGTTGAAAATAATATAGTTTATGAAGGTTTCGCAGAACCTGGAACCACGGAAGATCAAGCTCTTTGGAGAATTTCTAGAACTGTAAAGACCGAAGAAGGCGATTTAGAAACCATATTAGCTGGAACCGGAGTATTCGATCAAGTTTGGGATGATCGAGCGTCGTTATTTCCAGTAGTTACGGATATTGATTTTTTTAATAGAAGATTTGAGAAACTATTGCCGATACTATCAAATGCAAATTGGATGAAGCTCGGTAATTTTGATAGGGTAGTACCTAGCTTTACCCAAGACACGATTACAATGGCGTATTATGAAGATAATGCAATTATTGGAAAAGCTATAGTTAGGTATGTGAATGATTTAGACTGGGAAATGAATTTAGAAAGATATATTGTAGATGATGATGGAGATTTGTTGTTAGACGATGACGGCGAACCTTTATTGTTAGATTAAGGGAGATTTAAATGAGTAAAATTAAGAACTTACCAGAAAATACCAATCCAGCAGATGATGATCTGTTATATTCAGTTGATGAATCTGAAGGTGTTAATGGTGGCCGTAAGGTAAAAATTTCAACTATTAGAACAGTTACAGCTCAAAGTGCTGCCAACGTCCCGTATGTCAATACAAACTCTAACATCAGTGCTTCTGATGTCAAGGCTGCCCTTGATGAGCTAGACCTTGAAAGTACTAGAATTAGGACAACTCAAGGAACTTCAAGAGATGATACAAATCTAGGATCATTCCCTGGGGTTACTATATCCAACAACACCACCGTAAAATCAGCACTAACTGAATTAGAGTCAAAGTCCGAAAGTAATGAAACCGCTCTTAACACTCACCTTGATGGAGGTTCTAGTAAACATGATGCTACTGAAATAGATTATGAAAGAATAGACGGCTCTAAAGTTGATATTCAAACAAGTAGCGATGACGTTGAAGCGGTACTGACTGATTTGGACGATAACAAATTATCCAGAACTGGTTCTCAAGCTATGACTGGAGATCTAGATCTAGGTAGTAATGATATAACTAATACCGGTACTATAGATGGCCGAGATGTATCTGTAGATGGAACTAAGTTAGACGGTATTGAAGCACTTGCCGAAGTTAATCAAACAGATTCTGAGATTAAAGCCCAATATGAGGCTAATGCAGATACTAATGCTTATACTGATGCTGAAAAATCAAAGTTAGCAGGTATCGAGGCTTTAGCCGAAGTTAATCAAACAGATTCTGAGATTAAAGCCCAATATGAGGCTAATGCAGATACTAATGCTTATACTGATGCTGAAAAATCAAAATTAGCTGGATTAGAAAGCTCTAAATATTTAGGACAATACTTCACTCTGACGGCTCTTGAAGCAGCTCACCCGGCACCAACTGTCGGATCTTACGCAGATGTGGATGGTGGAGTTGGACAAGATGTAATTAGATATATTTGGGACTCTAATGATTCACAATACGTTAAACAATTAGGTACTAGTGCGTTACTAACAGATGCTCAAGTAAAAACCCAATACGAAAGCAACGCAGATACAAATGCTTTCGACGACGCGGCAGTCTCAAAACTAGCGGGTATAGAGGTTAGTGCTAAAGATGATCAAATAGCGTCTGAAGTACCATATACTTCTACTGGAGTTATAACTGCCACAAATACTCAAAGTGCTATCGATCAACTAGAAGCCGTAATCTCGGATGACCAAATAATTTCAGTTTCCAAAAGTCCTGGAGTTTCACAATTTTCCAATGTGAAAGCGGCTATAGATTCAATTTCAGATGCATCTGCTAGTAAACCGTATTTAGTTCTAGTAGGGCCGGGAATTTATCTTGAAGATCAAATTACCTTAAAATCGTCTGTTAGCGTTAAAGGAGCTGGAAAAGTAGGTACTATTATAGCAGCTAAAGACCCAGCTTCTGATTTGTTGATTGGTGCAGGTAATGTTTCAATCTCTGAGATCGGATTAACAGGTACAAATACAGCGTCTTTGATAAGTTTTACCTCAACTAACAATATAGATATTGCGCTTAACATATCTCAAGTAGGGTTTCTAAATTGCCAGACAGCGATTAATCTAGAGGCTGGAGTTTTTGATACCGTAGTAGACTTAAGTAATTGTACTTTTTCTAATAAGATAATATCCGGGAATGTATTGCAAGCAAGAGCCCCCAGCGGCGGGAATGCCATACTATCCGTGGAATCCATACGTGGTGAGTATACAGAAGATATACTTCATTTTATCGATATTAGTGGACCAAAAGCAACTATTGTAGGTTCAGATTTAGTATTTTCGTCTAATGGAACCGGACACTTCGTCCACGTAGAAGACGGGTCTACGGTATCACTCTCTGCGATATCAGCTAGTGGCTTTACTACAGGCATACACACCCCTAACGTAGGAGTTGGGCCTATAATGGATATTCGCGGGACTTTGAGAAGCACCACTTTAGACTTAAACATTGAAAACCCAAATACCACAGGGTTTTTTGTAGGAGCTGCTGATAACGAGAAAATAGTTTTAGACTCGGAAACTGATTTTAGATTGAATTTTACGGACTCTATCAATGCTGGAAGCATAGGCCAGGTTACAGTTGGGCAAATCAAACAAGGTGAGCGGTATGGTAGGTTGGCAAATATCACTAAACTCCTAAGAGACGGCACTACTATAGGTGCTATTACAGGAGGTGATTTGTCAGTCAATTCAGGATTCATTATTAATATCACTTCAGGTAATGGTTTTTTAATTGATCAGACCAATGATTTTGTTAAAGAAGTAGAGTGGTCTGCAAACACTTTAACGATTCCTGCAAACTCAGTAAGATACATATATATAGACACTAATGGAACTATACAACACACCGCGTCTCCGCAAAGTTTAATATTTACTATACCTATCGGTAGAGTTAGCACCGATTCCACTGGGATTAGGACTATAGAAGATATTAACATGGATATGACCCATTACGGGAACAACGTCGAACAATTCTTAAGAAACTTAGGCCCAATTTTCAAACAAGGTGGTATAGTAACAGAATCTGGCATTAGAGAAGTAGATATAACTGCTGGTATTTATAACTACGGGGTTAAAGAGATAGATTTAACAGGTGGTTCTAATATTGAGTGGACGGCTTTGTATAAAGATGGCTCAGGAGGCTGGACAGAAGTGCCTCAAGATGTGGTTGATAATGCTCAGTATGATGATGGGTCTGGTACTTTAGCTGCAATCCCTTCTACGGACTTCTCAAAGCACGTTTTTTATGTTGTAGGAACGGATGGTAATGAGAAGTATTTTCTAATCTATGGTCAAGATACTTATGTAGATGCTTCAGGAGCAACAGATGCAGCCTTACCAGAAGTTCCTTCTTTTATATCTGAAGCAATAGTTAGAGTTGCTGGTTTTGTTGTGCAAGAAGGGCAATCTGCTATACAAGACATTTTAGACCTACGACCTAGGATTGGTTTTGCGGCTCCTGCAAGCTCTAGCTCTGCATCGCATGGCTCTTTATTAGGATTATTTGAAGATGACCACCCACAATACCTTTTAACTAATGGTACTCGTACGTTATCAGGTAGCTTGAACTTAGGTTCAAATAACATTACTGATGTAGGAACCGTTAATGGGGTTACAGTAGAAAACCATAAAGCACGACATATTCCAGGTGGGTCCGATGCTTTAGCCACAGGTGCCCCGGATACAAATTTAGATGGAGATACTACTAACTTAGAAGGTAATGCAAACTCGTTTGCTAGAAGTAATCACACGCATGCTATTAACGATGCCACTGATGCAGTAGCTGGTTTGATGTCAGCTTCTAATAAAACTAAACTAGACACCATTGAATCAAATGCAAAAGACGATCAAGATGCTTCAGAGGTACCTTTTGACGACACAACCTCATCAATAACTTCAACAGACGTACAAGGCGCTGGAGAAGAGATAGCAGGCAGGTTAGATACCGCAGAGACTGATTTAAACAACCACCTTGACGGTGGAGCTGGCAAACATGACGCTACTGAAATAGACTATGAAAGACTTGACGCTTCAAAAGTAGATATTCAAGCTTTAAGTGATGATCTAGAATCTGCAGTTACTGATTTAGATGATAATAAATTATCTAAAACAGGCTCTCAGGCTATGACTGGTAGTTTAAATCTAGGTGGAAATGAAATAGTTAGTGCTGGAAATATTGATGGGCGAGATGTGTCTGCTGACGGCGCTAAATTAGACACTATAGAGAGTAACGCCAAAGATGACCAAGATGCAAGTGAAGTATCTTATGACAGCTTATCTTCTGGATTAACCGCTACAGACACGCAAGCGGCAATTGATGAAGTCGAAGGTCGGGTAGATACCGCAGAAACCGACATATCTAATTTGCAATCCGATAAACAAGACTTGTCAGAAAAAGGTCAAGTTAACGGATATGCTAGTCTTGACGCTAATGCTAAAATTCCAGAAAGTCAACTTCCAACTAAAATGATGGAATTTGAAGGAAACTGGGATGCTTCAATAAACTCTCCGACGTTAGCGGATACCGATACGGATAAGCAAGGAACTATTTATAGAGTATCCGCAGAGGGTTCTGTAGATTTTGGTGGTGGTTCAATATCCTTTAGTACTGGAGATTGGGTTTATAATACTGGAACTTCTTGGCAACGCGGTGATAATGTAGACCAGGTTACCACTGTTTTTGGGAGAATCGGAGGCATTACAGCTCAAGCTGGAGATTATAATGCTACTAAAATTGATTATGAAAGGCTTGATGGTTCAAAAGTAGACATTCAAACTACTAGTGATGATGCCGAAAGTGCATTAACTGATTTGGATGATAATAAATTATCTCGTACAGGCTCTCAAACTATGACCGGCGATTTAGATATGGGCACTAATGCAATTACTAATGTCGGCAATGTGGATGGAGTGGATATAAGTAACCACGCTTCTAGGCACCTACCTAGTGGAGCAGACCCGTTAACTACGGCTTCAGCGGTTACGTCTTCTACAAATTCTAACACCGCAGGTAACGCTGAAAGTTTCGCTAGAAGCAACCACACTCATCAAATTTCAAGTAATGCAGCGGCTACTGGTAATAGACTTAGATATAACGGTACTAACTGGACCGCAGATAGTATTCAAAAGCTATATTTTGAATCAGAAGCCAGTCAAACTTTTACAAATGGTGGTTATGGTGAAAAAGCTACTACTGGAAACTTTACTGTAGCTGAAACTGGCAATTATATGGTTGAATATACTTTAGAGTTAGAGTCTGAAAAAGACGTACCCGCTTTAGCAAGAGTCCAGATAGATAATACTACAACTATTGCAGAAGCTAGTGCTGGTAGAGGTGCCGATGGCGACCAATATATAACTACTGCTGGGTTTAAACAAGTAAATCTAACAGCAGGTACTCATTTTATAGATTTTGATGCCTTGTCTGGTGGTACAGGTAAAATTAGAAGGATGAGAGTTAGAGTGATGAGATATTAATTTAAAGGGCACTACCAAACGTAGTGCCCTATTTTATTTAGAAGTCAAATCCAACAGAACCTAGAACAGATTCATTAGTTTGGACTTGGATACCTACATTAAACTTATCCGTCACTAGTCTTTGGTATTGAAGACCTACACTTAGACTACGTTCTGTAGACACTTTATTGCCGCTACGATCAAGATGGCCAGTAGGCGATACTCCAGCTAATAAAGAAACCCTATTCTTTTTAACTTTAGCTTTTTTAGTAACGACTTTAGGTTTAGTCTTAACACCACGCCTAACAATCTTGTATTTATTACCATCGAATTTTTGAACTTTACCATCTTTTAATTGACGTTTAATTCCACTGTCTTGGAACGGCTCAGGTGCTTTGGCTGCCACATCAGATGTTTTTACTATAAAAGTTGCTAAAATAAACATTAATAAAATTTTCATAATTTCCTCCAGAATTTATTAGTTACAGCCTTGACCTACATTGTATACGACATCACCGTTATTAATTTGAAATTTAATATCCCGGCCATCAGTAGTCGCGTATTGAGTACCTTCATCCAGAAGAACTAATCTAGCCTTCTTAGCACTTCCAGTAGTAGCAAGATACGCCATATACTGACCGTTTAGGTGTAGTAAGGTCTCAATATGCGTACCACTAGTATTTCCTGGACAGATTTCTACTAAATCAAGATATCCGTCGAAGTCTTCTTCAGGATCAAAATCGTCACCAGCATCGCCTTTATCACCTTTATCACCTTTATCTCCGTCATCGCCTTTATCGCCTTTATCTCCGTCATCGCCTTTATCGCCTTTATCTCCGTCATCGCCTTTATCTCCCTTATCGCCTTTATCGCCCTTGTCTCCGTCTGCCACTTCAAACTCGCCTCCGCCACAAATGATAAAATTGCCATCCGGCCGAGACTCCGCATAGCAAGAAGTACCATCTTTGCCAGGATTACCATCAATAGTTTCAATCTCTTTACCACATCCAATAAATGTGGCTAAACAAAATGTTATCAGTATCATATTCTTCATAAAACCTCCGTTAATAACTATATTACACTAAAACTAAACCTAGTACACCATTTAATGAATTAAGAATGCTTTTATTTGATAAAATTATAATATACAATCCCACATTATACAGGGTTAGAGATAAAATGAGTAATGAAAACAAGATCTTACGAGGCATAGCTAGACTAGAAGGCTCTTTAGAGGCCGTTAGACAAGATGTGTCAGCTATTAAATTGGAAGATTCTAGACAAAATAGACTACTTGCAGAACACATAGCTGGAGTTAAATCAAACACGGCACGCTTAAATATTGAACGAATTACCCGCCAAGAAGCTCTGGA